TTCTGCTAACTCCATTGAAGTTTTATTAGCTAACTCTTTTATCTGTCTAAACATTTTTAAGTTTTGACCTGTAGCTATTGGTCCTTCAAATGGTACATTTAATTTTTGTAAGTAAGTATGAAATCCCATAGCACCCAGACCTAAACTTCTTTCTCTGTATGCACTATAACCTGCTTTAGTAAATCCTTCCATACCTTCTTTAACTTTCATTTCTAATACATCACCCTTGTAATCATATGAGAAATCATATGTTGCTTGAATAAAATGTTCAAGAACATTATCTAACATTCGTACCATGTCTGGAATAAATGTAGGTGATGTTGACCACTCATCATACTTAGCAAGGTTGACACTTGATAAACAACAAACTGCTGTTCTATCTTCATCTGTAGGTAAAGTTATTTCACTACAAAGATTAGATTGTTTAATACTTAATCCTAATTTTTTCTGTGTCTCTGGCAAACTTCTATTAGAAGTATCTACAAAATGTAAATAAGGTTCACCAGTTTCATGTCTTGTTTCTAAAATTAATCTCCATAATTCTCTAGCATTAATAGACTTAGCTACCTTTTTTGAATGCGGGTCTATAAGTTTCCAATCTATATTCTTATTAACTGCAGTCATAAAGTCATCAGTAATATTAATACCATGATGAAGGTTAAGACATTTTCTGTTTGCGTCACCACCAGAAGACTTACGCATAAATAAAAACTCTTCTATCTCTGGATGAGATATGTCCATGTAACAAGCATAGCTTCCTCGTCTTGTTGTTCCTTGATTGAATGCTAACATCTGACTATCAACAACTCTCATAAAAGGTATTGACCCAGTTGATTTAGAACCATGAGAAGTAGAAGTACCATCACTTCTTACATCACCCCAATAACCACCGATACCACCACCATTACTAGCTAACCAAATGTTTTCATCATAGTGAGAAGATAAACCACCTCTACTATCGGGAACATAATTTAAGAAACAAGAAATAGGTAATCCTTTTTTTGTACCTGCATTAGAAAGTATAGGAGAAGAAAAACCAAACCATAAGTTACTAGCATAATCATATAATCTTTGTGCCATATCCCAATCTGTTTTACCTCTATATGTAGCACCATACTTTGAAGCCCGAGCAAACGCATGTTGCGGTGATGTTTCGTTCTTATCTAAGTATCTATCTTGTACTGTTGCTATACCAAATGGTGTTAAGTTATTATCTTTTTCTAAATCTATTTTTACTTTCATTACTTTCCTTCTTTCTCTTTACATTCCCCTGCGATTGACATATATGCTGACGCATCAATATAAGTATCTGGTTTTGGGTCACCAAATTTTGCTCTTGCAATTTTTAATAATGTCATACATATTGCAACATCATGTCCTGTAATTGGTATGTCAAAATATGCTGACCAAAGTTTAGCAATGTTTTGATGGTTGATTACTTTATCACCATAATCATTTGCTCTTGGTCCTGTAATTAATTTAACTGCTGTCTCTAAATATTCTTTAGTTATGTTTTTTGTCATCTAACATTTCTCCTATCATTATTTTTTCAAATTCATTCATACCTATATAGGTAGCTAACTGAGGATTTTTTTTAGCAAACCAAAAAGTACCTTGTGCTAAAGTCATTACTTGTCTATCCCCTTCTACAAGATTAACTAATTCAATGTCAATCTTTTTTGTTTTGCCCACACCAGTTGGTGTAAATACTATGTATGCTTTACCGCTTTCCATTCTTTGTCATCCATCCTTTCGGTATAACCTTATCACAAAATTTAATCTTATACTTAGTACACCAGTCAGCATAAGTAGTTTTTGAATTTTTATTTATCTTTACTTTTGCGTTTTGAAAACAAAGACGAATATCGTAGTCACCCATACTTTGTAAGTATAGATGTTTTTTTCTGTCAGCTAAAGTAAATCTACCCTTTAACTCTACAAAGATATTAGTATGAGGAAAATACAAGTCGGGAAGATAAGTCCGAAGAATAGCCGGTTGGACATAGTTTATCTTCTTGTATTCATAAAAGAACTTAATCTTTTTAGGTAAGTTTGTAATGACATCTTTTTCAAATTTGCTCCTGTATTTTACCATCTCTTAATACCACTTGGAATATTTTCAGTACCCTTTATTATAGCATCAAGTTGCTCAAATGTCAAGTCCGGATTTCGTTTTAGCTTCTTAATTATCCACTTATATGACCACGCAGATAGTCGCACTTGATTTTGAAATACATAGTGTGTTTGTTTAGGTGCTAAATCTAGCACATTCTTTTCGTTAATCAGTTTCTTTTCGTGTTCTGGTAGTAAAGAATGAAGCCATTGAACCATAATAGTCTTAGCTTTTCTTCTAATTTTTTTTATTTGTTTTGTATTCATTTTGTACCTTTATTAATTTAAAATTAGTTTCTCTATCAAAATATCTATAACTCATTCTTACTGGTTTGAACTTATAAAGATAAGAAAATACAATCTCTTCATCCAAATCTTTACAAGAATAAACATCAAGCTGAACAAGTGAAGGATTGTCTTCATCCCAAACATGCATTGCTATATGAGAAGTTTCTATAATAGTAACTGCTGTTAATCCTCTGTTGCCTATGTTGTCACAATATTTTAGATAAGGACCACCAAGTATCTTCATGTCTATATCTTTTATTAATTTCTTTAACCAAAGTTTAGTTGACTTTAAATCTTTGGGTGGGTCTAGTACTTCTGCTCTTACAAGTAAGTGCTTGTGTTTCAACATAAATTATTTTTCTATTATCTTCACCTCTTCTACTTTTGGTTCTTTAGCAATGTGTGTGAAGTACACATTACCACTTGCATATTTAAATGCTCTCAATCCTTTACCTTCGTTTGTATCTTTATGACACTCAACTTTGTGTGAACAGAATACACAACCCGCAGGAAGTTTCATGTTACCTGCTTTCTCATGTGGTATTGGTTCATAACATTTAGGTGGAACTTCTTTTAAATCTAACTTCTCTTTAACATCTTTAATTAAAGTTTTAATATTTGGTTTAGTTAAATCATCTGGTCTATACAAAGCAATCTGTCCAGTTGATTTATTGATTGCAAGAAAACCACCTTGTTTTGTTTTCTCATTCTCTTCATATCCTGTTAGCTGTGCGATATAACCAAATGGGTCATCCTCTGATAGTGTTCCATTCTCAAACTTTTTAAATGAATATGCTGACGCAGTTTTAACATCAACAACTTCACCATCAATCTTACTATCCATATGACCAACAATACCATCAACATTAACTTTCTTTTGTTGGTCAGTTACTTTATGTCCTGCTAAATCAGTTAAGAATAAAACAAGATGTTCAAGTAAATGTCCATACAAAAACTTTAATTGTAAAGAAGGATTTGATTTTTCTTTTTTAATTGGTTTATGTTTGTCATACCAAAGTTGTCTCAATGGTCTTCCAAGTATAGACATTCGTAAAGAACTTCTATCTTGTTTAACTGGATTAGTCCAGTCAACTATTGCGTCTTTGACATTACTTAAAAATTTATTTAGTTGTTCATCTGAGACTTCTAATTTGTTACCATCCCCAAGATTAGTAAGTAGATTATTAATATCGGGAACTAAAGTATCTAATGTCTTAGTGTGTTTCTTTCCAGTTGTTTCCAATTTTGTACTCCCCTGTTAATGGACATCTTATATTTAATTCTTTACCTGCATTGGTAATTGATTGAACTGCAAGTTGTCCTAGTTGTTCTGCTTGGTTTTCTTTTACTTGATATTGAAACTCATCATGTACATTAGCTACAGGCAAAGCATCAATATTATTTTTCTCAATCTCGTTGTCCAATAATACTAATGCTTTCTTCATTGCTATCGCCCCTGCTCCTTGGATGAGGGTGTTGACTGCTGAATGCTTTTGTCTGATGATGAGATTTCTTTGGTCGATTCCTTTGAGGTATCCTTTTCCACAAGCGAGGTCCACTCTGTCTCGCAACCTCTTAAGACTTGGTAAAGACTTAAGAAATCTTTCTTTAATCTTTCCTCCATACTCTTGAGACCTTCCGCAGATACTTCCGAGTTTTTTGTTACCTGCCCCATAAATGAACGCATAGATAAATGTTTTTGCAGTATCTCTGCTTTCCAACCCTGCAAGAGTTTGATTTGTAGTGTGTATATCTCCATTAATGACTTCATTAATATACTCCTTATCATTCATATAGTGGGATAATATTCTTAACTCCAGTCCACTTGCGTCTATTCCCACTAATTTATATCCGCTAGGAACTGTCCATAACTCCCTGCACTCTTTACCATATGGAGAGTACACAGCAGGGATTTGAGCCATGTTGGGCGACTGGTGACTCATTCTCGAAGTTATTGCACCATTGGTAATAACTCTTCCATGTACTCTCCTATCCTCTGCTACCGCTTCA